TCTCAAGTTCCAGGCAGAGATGCTAAATGGAAAGAGGAGACTATGAAGAACACGTCCAAGAGACAGTTCGCTCAAGAGTTTGAATGCGACTTTCTTGGATCTGCTGACACTCTTATATCTCCTGCAAAGCTTCAGGCTATACCATTTAAAGATCCCATACAGAGCAATGCTGGACTTGATGTTTACGAAAGATCACAAGAAGGTCATGAATATATTATTACTGTCGATGTTGCCAGAGGTATCGGTGGCGACTACAGTGCTTTTATCGTGTTTGATATTACCACGCTACCGTATAAAGTCGTTGCCAAGTACAGAGATAATGAGATCAAACCTATTATGTTTCCCTCTGTCATCTTCCAAGTAGCAAAGGAATATCACTTACCTTATATACTGGTTGAAGTAAATGATATTGGTGATAGCATAGCAGCAACATTAAACTATGACCTTGAGTATCCTAACGTACTCATGTGTGCTATGAGAGGTAGAGCTGGCCAGATAGTTGGTCAGGGATTCTCTGGTACTAAGACTCAACTTGGTGTCAAGATGAGTATCACAGTTAAGAAGCAAGGTTGTGCAAACCTTAAAGCAGTTTTAGAAGAAGATAAATTAACCTTCTGTGATTTTCATATACTACAAGAGCTTACGACTTTCATTCAAAGAAAGCAAGCATGGGAAGCAGATGAAGGGTATCATGATGACTTAGTGATGTGTTTGGTTCTATTCTCTTGGTTAGTATTACAAGACTATTTCAAAGAGATGACTGACCAAGATGTCAGAAGAAGGATATATGAGGAACAGAAGAATCAGATTGAGCAAGACATGGCTCCATTTGGATTTATTGATGATGGTCTAGGTGATGACACCTTTATGGATGGTGACGGTGAGTTATGGGCTTATGGTGAAACGCAAGAAGAAGTCTCTTATATGTGGAACTACTGATGGATCTCGATGAACAGTTCGGTTTAGAACACCTGCTATTCAGAGAAAGAACATGTCGAGTCTGTGGTAGAGACAAAGAATTAATGAATGATTTTTATTTAATAAGAAAAAATAAAAGAGGTAACCCATCTGGATATTCCTATGAATGCAAGGTGTGTACTATAGAAAGGATTGTTAGGAATAGAAAGAAAAAACGTACTGTAGAAGAGAACTATCCAGACTGGTAAAGTGTTCATGCATTGTTTCCCCACTCAAAATACTCCTAGAGATAAATAATTTTAGGTAATTTGAATCATCTATAGGGGTTAAAAACATGGCAAGTCAAATCTCGCCTGGTGTAGTTCTTAGAGAACGTGATCTGTCCAACGCAGTTATTGTTGGCACTTCAAGCCAAACAGCAGCGTTTGCTTCAACTTTCCAGAAAGGTCCAATTGGTGAGGTTGTTTCAATCTCTGATCAAAAGGATTTACTCAGTGTATTCGGTAAACCAACTGATGCTAATGCAGAAGATTGGTTTGTTGCATCTGAATTTCTAGGATACGGTGGAAAGTTAGCAGTTGTTCGTGCAGAAACAGGAGCACTTAATGCGGTAGATAGCGGTGCAGCAGTTCTAGTTAAGAATACTGCTGACTGGGAAGGAGGCACAGGCTCGTCTAAGAAGTTCGTAGCACGTGGTGCTGGAACACTAGGTAACTCACTCAAGGTCGTCGTCGTTGATAGCGGTGCTGATCAGTACGTTACATTCGCAGCAACACCTGCTGGTATTGGTGTTGATGACACAGTTACATTTACAGGTGGAGCAACAGGAAAGGTTCTTTCTTGGGTTCCTTCAACTAAAACTGCTGCTGTAGTTTTAACAGACCCTTCAACTAAAATCACAACTACCGATACACTAGACATTCCTGACACAGGTGTTAGTGCATCTGTTACTGGACTTTCTGGTGGTTCTGGATACTCTGCTGGTTCAGCAGTTGCTACAACAGGTGGTTCTGGATCTGGATTGACAGTTGATGTAGCAGTTGGAGCTGGTGTTCCAAGTGCAATCACACTTACATCTGGTGGTTCTGCTTATGCAACAGGTGCTGGAATCGCAACCACAGGTGGTGGCGGTACAGGATTAACAGTTGATGTTGTTGTCGCTGGTGGTGTTGTTCAGACTGTAGCAATCAACGCTGCTGGTACTGGATACACAGTTGGTGCAACTGTAACAATCGTTGGTGGTGGTTCAAACGCAACCTTCACAGTCGATGCAGCAACTGGTGCTGTAACTGGTGTTACAATCAACGCTGGTGGTACTGGATATCTTGTAGGAGATACAATCACAGTTTCTGGTGGTGGTGCTGATGCAACATTCGACATCGCTTCTGTAACTGATACACAGATTGCAATCTCTTCTGTTAGTGACTGGTATACCAACACAGAAATTGCTGGTACTGGACTTAAGTTAAGTGCAATTGGTCCTCGTCCTGGTACATCTGCATTCGCTGCTGATAGAAGTCTTTCTGGAGACGAAGTACACATAGCAGTTATCGACACAACTGGTGATGTGTCTGGTGCTTCTAGCACAATCGTTGAACGTCTTACATATCTTTCAAAACTCTCTGATGCAAAATCAACTGAGGGTGGAAATGTGTACTACAAGTCAATCATCAACGCAGAATCTGGTTATGTCTATCATGGTTCTGCTTTAGCAACAACAGTTTCTGGTGCTGTATGGAACGCTGCTTCTGGTAGTGTATCTGGAGCACTTGCTATTGGTGGTGCTATTGAAACAACTCTCTCATCTGGTACAGATGACTACAGTTATACTGCTGGTGAGATTAGTGCAGCATACGATGAGTTTGCTGATAGTGAAAACACTAATGTTAACTTCATCCTTATGGGTGGATCATTAGGTAACGAAGCTGATACTAAGAGTAAGGCACAAAAGGTTATTGCTGTTGCTGCTGGTCGCAGAGACGCAATTGCATTTGTTTCTCCTTACAGAGGAAACCAAATCGGTACATCTGGTTCTCTAACTGCTAGACAGCAGAAGGACAATACTCTTGGATTCTTTAGTGGATTAACTTCCACATCGTACGGAGTATTCGATAGTGGATACAAGTACATCTATGACCGCTTTAACGATGTTTATCGTTACATCCCAACTAACGGTGACATTGCTGGTCTATGTGTGTCTACATCTACAGCATTAGATGACTGGTTCTCACCTGCTGGACTCAGCAGAGGTGGAATCCGTAATGCTGTTAAGTTAGCATACAACCCATCTAAGGCAGATAGAGACGAGCTCTATCAGAATAGAATCAACCCTGTTGTTTCTATTTCTGGAAGTGGTATTACACTCTTCGGTGATAAGACTGCTCTCGCTTCACCATCTGCATTCGATAGAATCAATGTTCGTAGATTGTTCCTCAACATTGAGAAGCGTGTAGAGAACCTTGCTAAGGGTGTTCTATTCGAACTCAATGATGAACTCACACGTTCAAACTTCAGTTCTGCTGTTAACTCTTACTTGAATGAAGTTCAAGCAAGACAAGGTTTAACTGACTTCTTGGTTGTTTGTGATACATCTAATAACACACCTGATGTTATCGACCGTAATGAGTTTGTTGCAGAATTATTCCTGAAGCCAACTCGTTCCATCAACTACGTAACAGTAACCTTTACTGCAACACGTACTGGTGTTTCGTTCGCTGAAGTAGTCGGACGCTAATTCGTTACACTAAATATAAACACAAAGGACAAGACTAATGGCAAACATAAGAAGTAACGTCTCAGATTTCCTGGCTAAGGTTGCTCAGGGCGTTAAGCCTAATATGTTTGAGGTGGAGATAAACTTTCCATCTCAAGATGCAGAAAGTTCAGTACTGGTTAACACGTTATGTAAGTCAGCTGCTTTACCTGCTTCAAGTTTGGGAACTATTGAAGTTCCCTTCAGAGGTAGAACTGTAAAGATTGCTGGAGACAGAACATTCGATAACTGGACTGCAACCTTCATCAACGATAAGGACATGAAGATTCGTGGCATGTTCGAGAAGTGGTTAAACCAAATGAATTCTCATAAGGGTAACACTGCTGAACTGTTTAACCCTGCTGCTGGAGATTCTAGATACAGTGCTGACATCTTTGTTACTCAACTAGAAAAAGATTCTGGTGATTATGGAACAAACTTAAGGAGATACAAACTCTGGTATGCGTTCCCAGTATCTGTTTCACAGATTGACCTTGCTTATGACAGCAATGATCAGATTGAAGAATTCTCAGTTGAATTCCAATATTCATATTGGACAGTTGAATCTACAGACGCAAAGAACTCTGACGCTATTGCATAATCAACTTTTTTCTATCGTATAAATACTTGCGTAGGAAAAAAATATTATTGTTATGAGTCAGTTATTTGGCTTTCAAATTAATAGGAAGCAGGAACGGAAGGGTCAGTCCCCCGTTCCTCCTTCTGCTGACGAACCCGTTGCAGTAGCTGCAGGGGGTTATTTTGGTACTTATGTCGATATGGACAACAGTGCCAGAGATGAGTTTGAACTCATTCGTCGTTACCGAGACATGGCACTTCATCCTGAAGTGGACAGTGCTGTGGATGAAATCGTTAATGAGTTCGTTGTTAATGACACAAATGATAGTTGTGTTGAAATCAATCTGGATAATCTTGATGTTGGTAAAGGAGTCAAGAATAAAATCCGTGATGAATTTGATTATGTAAAACGCTTACTAAATTTTGAAAAGAGATCTCATGAGATCATTCGAAATTGGTATGTAGATGGTAAACTAATCTACCACAAAGTAATCGACCTTGCTCAACCTAAGAAGGGCATTCTAGAACTACGTTACATTGATCCTCTTAAGATCAAAAAGGTCAGACAAAAACTTTCAAGTAATAATAGACAACTAACCCCAGACGAGAAGCAATCTGCTAAGGCATACGAGTGGGGTGAGTTCGTAGACTACTGGTTATATAATCCCAAAGGATACCTTAGAGGTGGTGCATTAGGTCCAGTTGGAGACATGTCCAACAATCAAGGTGTCAAGATGGCGGTAGACTCCATCACCTTTGTTAATTCTGGACTACAAGATTTAAACAAAAGACTTGTACTAAGTTTCTTACATAAAGCAATTAAATCCTTAAACCAATTAAGGATGATTGAAGATGCTTTGGTTATCTACAGATTATCAAGAGCACCTGAAAGAAGAATCTTTTACATTGACGTAGGTAATCTTCCAAAGGTTAAAGCGGAGCAGTACCTACGTGATGTGATGTCTCGTTACAGGAATAAACTAGTCTATGATGCAAAGACTGGTGAGATCCGTGATGATAAAAAGCACATGAGTATGCTTGAGGATTTCTGGTTACCTCGTAGAGAGGGTGGTCGTGGAACTGAGATCACCACCTTACCTGGTGGACAGAATCTAGGAGAGCTCAAGGATGTTGAGTATTTTAGGAAGAAACTTTATAACAGTCTCAATCTTCCTCCTTCCCGTCTCACAGATGATAACAAGGGATTCAATCTTGGTAAAACCACTGAAGTCCTTAGAGACGAGCTTAAGTTCACCAAGTTCATCGGACGTTTACGTAAAAGATTTGGAGAGTTATTCCACGACATTCTCAAGACGCAACTCATTCTTAAGGGAGTAATCACTCCTGAAGATTGGGATGATATGCAAGAGCATATCCAGTTTGACTATCTGTTTGATAATCATTTCAATGAGTTAAAAGAACTTGAAATGGTTACTCAGAGAATGGCAATGGTTACACAGATGGATCCATTCGTAGGTAAGTATTTCTCAATCGAACATATCCGTAGAGATATTCTACAACAGCAAGAGAAGGAATATAAAGAACTTGATAAGCAAATGAAGGCAGAGATCGCAGCAGGTCTTTCTATGGATCCAATCGATGTCACTACATTGGATACAATGGAGCGTCAGAACGTTGCTTATCAACCTGAAATAGATGCACAGTCACAGGACAATCAAGCTGCTTTAGATCAGGCAAGAGCAGACGATGACCATAAGAAAGAACTGCAAAAGATTAAGGCACAACCCAAGCCACAGTTAGCTTCCGCATCTAAACCTAAGAAAACAACTAAATAGTAAACACACTATGTAAATATTATGGCAGATCCAGTAATAACAGATCCAGTGGAGCAACCCCCAGAGGCAGTATTAGACACTGCTGATTTGATAGCGAATAATAAAAGAGCAGAAGCAATTGATGCTATTCAAGATCTACTTTATGCTCGTGCAGCAGATGCTATGGGTTCTTATAAGAAGACTGTAGCTAGCACTTATTTCGACGAACCAAAAGAGGTAGAGGAACCAAAGAATGAAACTGATAACGGAACAGATTGAAAACGTTAATGTAATTACCGAAGGTAAAGGTGATTCTAAAAAGTTGTATATTGAAGGAGTATTCCTTCAGTCTGAACTAAAGAATCGCAATGGACGTATGTATCCATTCTCAGTTCTTGAGAAGGAAGTTAGCAGATACAATGAGGAGTACATTAAAACATCACGTGCTCTTGGTGAGTTGGGTCATCCTGATGGTCCTACTGTTAACCTCGACCGTGTTTCCCACAGAATCACATCTCTTTCTGCTGAAGGTACTAACTTCGTCGGAAGAGCACAAATCTTAGACACCCCGATGGGTCAAATTGCTAAGTCACTCCTTGAAGAAGGTGTGAAATTAGGAGTTTCATCTAGAGGTATGGGTTCAATAGATAAGCGTGAAGACGTTAATGTCGTCATGGATGATTTCATGCTTGCTACAGCAGCAGATATTGTTGCTGATCCCTCCGCACCTGATGCATTCGTGAATGGAATCATGGAAGGCAAAGAGTGGGCTTGGGATAATGGAATACTTAGGGAGACTAAGGTTGCTAAATATAAGAGTTACATTGACGATGCAACTCGTCACAACCTAGAGGAAAGAACACTTCAGGTGTTCAATAACTTCCTACAAGGCTTGTAATTAATAAATAAACATAGATAATTCATCAATTTACGGGAAGACTTAAAATGTCAGACATGTTAAACGAAAAGTTTGAGGAATTCGCATCTGAGCAGAAGGATGTTCTCAAAGAATACCAAGATCCTATGCCTACAGTTACCGCAACTGTAATTCCTGGTACAGGTAGCGACCCAACTCAGGTTTCGGGTGATCCCCAACAGAAGAGTAGCGGAAAGGATGAACCATCTGGTTCCGATCCTAAAGTTCCAGAGGCAGTTGCTAATGGACAGTCTAGAAATGACTTAGGTGGAAGTTCCTCACCTCCTCTTCATGCTAAAAAAGAAAAGGGTGAAGAAAATCCTGGTGCTAAAGCATCTGCACCTATCTCTCAAGATAGTAGTGCATCATCTCCATCTGGTAAGGGTGGTGACGAAGCTGGTGCTAACTCACTCGGTGCTGAGATTACTCACGGAACTTCTAAAGGTCCTGATGTCCAGTATCCTATCAAACCATCGTTCGAAGAAGTTGAATTATCTGACGACGTAAAAGCCCTCCTTGAGGGAACAGAACTCTCTGAAGAGTTTGCTGACAAAGCCAAGACAATCTTTGAGGCTGCTGTTAAAGCAAAACTTAACGAAGAGTACGACAAGCTTGTAGAGCACTTTGCCAAACAAACTGAAGCAAAACTCGCTGCTGCTAAGGCAGACCTTAACGAGGAAGTGAATGGCACAGTTAACTACGCCGTGAATCAATGGCTAGAAGAGAACCAACTCGCTGTTGATCGTGGAATCAGAAATGAGATTACAGAAGACTTCATTGCAGGTCTTAAGAATCTCTTTGAAGAGCACTACATCTCTATCCCCGATGATAAAGTGGATGCGGTAGAGAGTATGGCTGAATCAATTCGTGAAATGGAAGGACGCTTAGACGAACAGGTCAAAGCTAATGTGAAACTTCAGAATCGTCTTAACGAGTCTGCAAAAACTGTAATTCTGAAACAAGTTTCAGAAGGATTGGCAGAAACTCAGAAGGACAAATTATCAGCACTAGCTGAAGGTGTTGAGTTTAAATCTGAGGAAGAGTATTCCAAGAAACTCAATACAATTAAGGAGTCATATTTCCCTAAAGAAAAGGCTCAGGTCAGCGAAGTGTCTGACGAAACTCCAGTTGAAGCAGAAGACATGTCACCAGCAATGGGATCATATCTAGATGCATTGAATCGCTGGAATTGATTTATATAATTAACACACATTTCTAAAAGAGTATAAACAAATGTTTAATGCACAAGCTCTCACAGAAAAGTGGTCACCTGTTCTAAGTCATGAAGGGTCTACTCCCATCAAAGACAATTATAGAAAGGCTGTTACTGCTGTACTGTTAGAGAACCAAGAAAAATTCTTACGTGAAGAGCGTGGGATGTTAAGCGAGGTAGCAGTTAACTCTGCTGGTGCTATCGGAGTAAACGCACTTTCTGGTAGTGGACTCGACACTAAAACTGGTGGATTAGCAGGTTTCGACCCTGTACTCATCAGCTTGATTCGTCGTGCGATGCCTAACCTAGTTGCATATGATATCTGCGGTGTTCAACCAATGAGTGGTCCTACAGGACTTATCTTCGCAATGAAGGCGCATTACGAAACACGTACTGGCCCCGAAGCACTATTCAACGAGCCAGATTCAAACTTCTCTGCTGGATCAGACGCAAGTAAGGGTGCATACAACCCTGCTAACGATGCAACAGATGGTTCGAACCCTGCGCTTCTTAACGATGCTTCTCCAGGAACATACGAGCGTGGCGTTAAGCCAATGGCAAGAAACGTTGCTGAAGAA